CCGATGTTAATGGTAGTGCTGCTAGTGGTCCCAGACTTCCCAGTATTAACTCTCCAGATTTCTGGAGTTTTGATTACTGGTTTTCTGTTGACGAGCCTGCCTTCCCTGATAAAGAGAGCTCTGATGTTGTTGACGTGCAAGATCCTTCGAGTGTTAATACTTATCCTCGTAGCTGGTCCGACTATTTTGGCAGTGGGTATTGGTCTCCTAAACCTGTACCTATGCCCAAGCAGATGGAGAAGCTCGAGAGATTTATTGACAATTCGCCTTCAGGGGATTTTAGTGTCAATAACATTCGCAAGACTTATGTCCCGAAAATCACGCCCCGAGTATTCTTGGGTTTTTCGGCGAGAACTGTGTCAATTGTGTTGTTTGCCTTGTTCGTGGTCACTACTGGAGGTGTGTCACTTCCGTTTATTCCCTTGGTTCCGTCAATCTTACTTTCTGGGTGGGCTACACTTGTGTCATTTGCATGTGTGGTTCCCTTTCACTTGGGAAGTTGGAAAGCGAAGCGAATGGTTTTCGAGAATTGTGTTCATGTTCTTGGAGATGCATTCGCCAGTACATTGTCGTTGCCGTTCGTCTTCTTGGAATGCATTTTCCGAGTTAGTTTGAAAGGAATTTGGACTGTGTTCAAATTTTTGTGGTCTTGGACCGGCCCCTTTGGTCGGTTCTTTGACTTCCTTTTCTTGCGAATTCGGGGGTTTTTTAAAAAGATGCTACGATTTGTGCTTCTCCCCGTTAGGTATTTCTTTAAGGGAGTAAAATTAGCTTTTGGTTCAGTTTACCAAAATAAACTGACAGCTGCTAGCTATTTGATTGCCTTTGTTGTATCTGGAGTTGCATCATATTTGTGGTTTCGTCGTCGCCACAATCGTAAAGTTAAAGAAGACGTCAATCATAAACCCGAGGCTGTAACAGAGAAGAATATTAGTTCTATCCTCGAAGGCATAGTTGCTGCAATTGTTGGTGCTGGTATTATTTTGCAAATACCTAATTGTTTTAGAGCTGTTGGCTCTATCACCGCTTCAAAGAAGATTCGTGATGCCATTAGTGAATCAATGGTAGCTATCCGTGATGTTCTTGGCGATGGTAGGTTCGAAGCTGACCTCAGTACTACACAGTCCTTTAATCCACAAGATTGGAGACGAACTGCTAATATTTTAAAGAGATGGGTTAAGCACGAAAGTGTTAATTCCATTCCTGATAAATTTTATAAAATTTGCCATCAACACCTTGAAGGATTTCACAACCATGCTGATCTTAAAAAAGAGATCACGAAACGTAACATTTTCACAGAACCCGAATTGGAACATCTGTATGCCATGTTCTATACACAGGAAAGAGGTGAATTTGAGCCTTCAGTAGCTCTCGCTGCTGAAATCGCTGCTCTTCAAATTGATCTACCCTGGTTTGCTCAATGGGCTCTACCTGATCCTATTACTGCCCAAGCCTGTGTTAACGCTGCTGAGTTGTTAAGTGATGATGCTAGTGCTCTATCTAGATTCTTTTTGACTGTTCAAGTCAAATTTGTTAGAATTTATGTCTCGTTGATTGAATTTTTTGTTCATGAAGTTGACTGGTTTACGTCAGCTTCTTACGTTGCCACCATGTTTGTCGGTGGGCTTGCAGGATTTGCCTATTTTCATTGGTCTTATTCTGAGTCTAAACCCGTTGTTGATCTTGTTCAAGAAATTGCTCAAGATGATTGCAAAGCCCTTGTTTCTGTTTCTGAGAAAGTAGAAGAAAAACCTTTGTTTTCTGAAAATAAAACAGAGGAAAAACTTGCTACTGTACCTGAAGCTGCTGCGGATAAAACTGTAGTGGTTGAAGAAATTATTGATGAGAGTGAAGACTTGGAAGATGATCAGTTCTTTGAGAGTAATTTTCTTATTACGCCCGAAAATGTCGCACAAAAGAAAAAATTCAAAGTTAATCCTTTGAAATTCTCTTATGCTACAAGCGTGAAAGGAAAGCCAGTTCTGCGTTATGTTATCAGTTGGTATGCAGGTGGACCTCGATCTTTGTTTACCTTCAATGCTGCCAAAAAGAAATGGATTATCAATAAAAATATTTCTTACGCCCGTTTGTTTAATGATAAAGGAGTTGAAATTCCCTTTAAATCATGGAGAACGGCTAAGGTTGTAAAGTTTTACAAGTTCACGAATGACAAGTTGGCTGAAGCTAATTGGGTCAAAGTGAAGCGTGGAAAGAAAAAAGGTCGCAAACTTCAAAATGGAGATTATACCCCAGATGTTTCTGTCTACTCTTACACAGAGGAAAAAGACCTTACGGATTATGATGAAGATCGTATCCATAATGATCATTCTTTGGCTAAGGAGTATGCGCAAGAAATACGAGATCTTGATCGAGAATTTGATGAGTTTGCCGACGAATATATTGATTATGACAAAGTCAAAGGATGGCATAACAGAATGATTCATCACGAGTACTGGTCTGATGGTGAATCTGATCCCGAAGAAGAACCTGATTATAATAGTGATTTTAGCCGCACAATGTTCGAAGATTACTATGGAGAAAAACTTCCGGAGAAAGTCCAAAAGAAATTGAAACGTGTCAACAAAGGAGGAAAATTTGTTGAATGTATTTTTGTTCAGACTGAAAGTGGTGATTGGTTCGAGTATCCTAATGCTGTCATTGTTCCTCATTGGACACCTGAAGAAATGAAGAAAGCTGCTCCTAAAGTCAATCAAAATATTGACAAGCAGGCTACTCTTATTCAGGATCAAATTATTTCTGATGATGCTGGCATTTATTATCGAGAGTCCGTTTCTGATAGAACCTCGGAGAAGATTGAAACCAAGACTCCAGAGTCCATTAGCAACAATAACAACGTTGCTTGTGAAGTAGTTCCAGAACGCACTAGACAACCCAACCCTCCAAAAGAACAAAATGACAATCCTCCTCCTGCCCCTGCTAAACAGACTCCTAAGTCTGTGGCTCCTGCGGCCCCTGTTCCTGTTAAATCAGCTGCTAAAACTCCTGCTCCTAAGAAGAAAAATGAGTTTGTTTACAATGCTGAGAAGAAAGGGGAAGCTTTGATGGTGTCAAAAGACACTGAGGAACCTTTGTTGCATGCAAAAAATGTAACATCTCCTCCTCCTCCCGCCCCAGATGTACAGAATAAGTACATCCCTCATGCTATTGTTCCCGGCAGTCAGTTAATGACCCCGGAATTTCTTGCAAAGCACATCTTTCCTATCTTTTATCCTAGTGGTAAACAGTGTGGGACTGCCTTTGGTGCTGGCGATGTTGCGTTTACAAACCACCACGTTATAGTGTGTGGTCCTGTTTGGAAACATGACAAAGGGACAACACCTTGTCAGCAACTTGCTGAATACAAGAAAGGTGATCTAGCTGCCTTTAAGAAGCCTCCTAGCATCAGAAAATTGCCTCTCATGCCTGCTAAGGATTTGACAACTGACATGCTTACTAACTTAATGTTGGTTTCTTTCTTCGATGAAAACGAAGATAAAAAGAATCCCAAGATGGTAATGAGTACTGGTGATTTGATCCCAACTGATGTAGAAGGAGAGTACATATCAACATGTACTAGCTTCCCTGGAATGTCTGGTGGTGCTTATTTCCGTGAAGGAAAAGTTATCGCTATGCATGGTGGTGAATTGCGTGGAACAAAGACGAACTATGCGTTCGCATTTAGTGAGGAGTTGATCAAAAGAGCTTTCGGTGCTACGAAAGCTTCCGCTCTAGGTTTCTCTAATTAGCAGCCTCCTGGGGGTTTCCCCAGGTTTTGGCGTCGCCTCTGAGTTCTTACAAGATAAGTGGCGCCCTCCGGTAGGCTGCTATACTGACCTTTGCGAGGATAAACCGGAGATACTCGCTAGAATTTCTCGTCTTTCGCCTATCAAACAGAAAGACTTTCGTGATCCTTTATTTTCCAGATTCATTAGTGACAAACCCGAATATGAACATGGATACTCTCATAGCGCTATGAACGATGAAGCTTATATGAAAGGACTTGCCAAATATTGCAATAGGTGGGACGATGTTGTGAACAATTCTGACTGGGAGTTAGCTTGCAGTTGGTTGGCTCGCGATATTGGACCTATTGTTCGTGATTGCAATATTATCACCATTGAGGATTCAATTAAAAATTTGGATTCTTCTACTAGCCCTGGTCCACTTGGCCGTATGTTTGCGAAGAACAAAGGTGAATTCCTTAGTGACCTTCGTAATCTTGAGTGGATTAGCCAATGGTGTGATAGTCTTACGACCCCTGGTGCACCTCTTACTTATTGGGGAGGGCACCTTAAAGACGAAATTCGTCTATCTTCAAAAGTTCAACAAAATAAGACAAGGCTCTTTATGAATGCGCCGATCGAACATGTGGTTGGCACACAAATGTATTGTCTTGATTTTAATGGGAAGTTAATCGCAGCTGCCAAGGACTTTAAAACTCCGATTTGTGTTGGTATGAATATGTATGGAGGTTCCTTTGAATATATTCATAGAAGGCTAGCTAAGCGATCTATTCAGTTCTTTATGGACGTGAGTGGATGGGACTCTAGATATAAACATCTCATATTTTTTATGGTTATTCGTATTAGATATGAGATGATGCGCAATTGTTATAAGAATTTTGGGACACAGAATGCTTTTTGCAATATATATCGCGATATCATTTGGACTCCTTTAGTCCTACCTAATGGTGATATTGTTATGGTTCCACATGCTCCGTCTGGTCACGGCAATACTGCAATTGATAATAGTTTAGGACTTTATCTTATGGAGGCGTATGCTTTTATTAGACTGACTGGAATTAAGAATTATGATGAATTTAAAGAGAATGTTGATATGTTTCTCTTCGGAGACGATTCTTGTCTCGGCGTTGATAAATACGAGGATCAGTTTAACCCTGACACCATTATGAATTTTTATCGATCTGAGTGGGATATTGAAGTTGAATTTTCCGAACATTGGGAATTTCTTGGACACTTCTTTTCTCCTTCTCCATATATTGGTGCTGTCGTTCCTGTATTTCCCTTCGAGAAGATCTACGCATCCCTGGTACTCAGAGGAGAGCATAACGTAGACACCCTTATAGAAAAAGCGTTTAATTTGCGAATTCTTGCATTTTCAAACACTAAAGCCTATAATCTCGTAGATGACTATTGTAGATGGCTGCTTGAACAATATCCCTCAAAGAAGGAAAAGATGTACTCCATGTATATGAGCGTTTCAGACTTGGAACGCTTGTATCTTGGTAGGTACTAGACCTTCTTTTCCAGGACCTACTTGTTTGGTGGTAATCTTAAAGTGGGCCTCCGCCAAACAAAAACTCTTTGTCTAGTTGAAAAATACTAGTTTTATATGAACAAGCAAAACAAACAATGTCACAAAATGCCCCCGTCGTCAACACTCTCTCAAACGCCGTTGGAGTCCGGAATACCAACCCCCAACGCAGACGTAGAAACAGGAAACATAAAAAGAAAGAATCTGGTCAAATGGCTGATCAGCAGGGACAGCTTGTCAAAAGTCAAGCTGGATCTCGAGGTGGAAAACCTCGATATTCAGGCTCAAGTGGCAGAAAACATGCTCAAGTCACTGGGAGCGGGGTATTTGCGGGCGGTAATTCTGGGATGCAAAGACCCAATCTGTGGCTTGACCGCAGACTCACAGATATGTCCAAAATGCACTACCCTCCACTCGCTCTTAAAGCTCTCAAAAGTCTCATGAGTCCTGCTCAATGGCTCGAGAGACTTCCTGGAAACGAAACTTACCCAACCGCTCTTATCAAAACGATCAAGGAGATTACTATTCCTGTTAATTTTGATAATACACCTGATTCAGGTCGTTTTTCTATTGTCGTTTCGCCGACCATTGGAATAAATGGTACGAAACCTCAGCAATGGAAACTATCAGTTGTAAACCCGACTTCTGGACCTGGAGGTACATGGCCTATTGACATGACCTCTCCAAATTCTTTCTTTAAATTTGGTGGTGTTAACAGTGATGTAAACTATCAGATTGATGAAGAATTCCAAGTACTTACCCAACCCCAAACTGCAAACCTGTACTGGACGTTTAATGATGCTAATTCGTCGAATCCTTTCAATGGAGGAGTTAATGTTCAATACTTTGACTCTGGAATTGAACCAGTTTTTGATGAAGTTGGGGCCCCGCCTGTTGGTCGGTTATTTCTTCGACCCGGAACTTACTGGATTTATCTAGGCGCTTTCGGACCCGGAGGAGTACCACCTCAGCAAGTTCTCTTCACAACTGGGGGTTTGAATGGAAGTTCGGCCGTTGCGGTCGAAGTAACATATCAAAACTTCACTAGTGGAGCCCAACCTTTCACTATTCAATACGTCCAGGCATATTTCTACAATCCTGGAGACTGGATTGGTTTTCAGTCAACTTATGGTGCCCCTTATACTCAAGAGTGCGAACTACAAATTAGTACTGCGTGGTTCCCGACCTTCAATGTTGTCATGCCTATGAATGGCGGCATCCTTGATTTGATGAGACCTGTTGCTACATCCATACTCGTTTCGAATGAGATGGCCGAGATGTACACAGGAGGCACTATCGCTGGAAATCTTTTTGATGCACCGTCCTTAGCCAAGAAGTATTTTGTCAACAGTGGTGATGAGAGATTAACTAATTGGGAAACTCTTATTAAACAGAATGGCAGACCTTGTTATTCTGGAAATGTCGGGGAAGGAACCTATGGCTTTTGGCTTCCTTTAAATATAGATCAGACAAATCTGTATCGTCCCGATGTTGCACTGCAGGACATACCTTATGGTCAGCTCTGTGTTTCTGGTCAGTACACGAATGCTGCGAACCTAACCGGTTTGCAGATCGCTCTTCGTGTTATGATTGTATCAGGAACCGAGTACACTTCGACGAGTCTTATTCCGAATGTTGTGTACCCAGAAGGATCACTTCAAATTCTTGACAAAGTCATCAATGCTTTCAATAAGTCACCCACCTTTTGTGCGAATGGAAAACACATTAACGCGATCTCCAAGATGGCTGGCTTCTTTGGAAAAGCCCTATCCGATGTCAACGGATTAGTACAAACAGGAAAAGCTATTGGAGGCGCCTTTGGGCTTCTCTAAGTTCTTCGTTTCTTGTTTTTTGTCATGGAGTTTATCAGAATTTCTCCGTGGCCTATGTCTATAAAGACCCCAGTCCGCAATGACTATAAACTAAACTACTTAGATAGTTTTTACATCGTTCTGATCCTGTAAGGAG